GACGCTGTGCTGCGCGCTGTCGCCTCGGGCAAGGTCTCGCCTGACGTGGGCCAGCAGCTCGTCGCGATGATTCGCGGCAAGCTCGACGTGCTGGAGATCAGCGAGCTGGCCGATCGTCTGGCGGCCATTGAAGCGCAGCTCGACGAGGGCAAATGAGTCGACGCCGGATCTCGCGGGGGGCGATCACCCGGGTCGAACGCTACTTCAAGGGCATCTCCACCAAGGCAGAGCCTGCGGTGTTCGGCATCTGCAACCTGCAGCGCGAGGTCGTCAAGCGCGTCGACATCGATGGGAATGAGACGGACGCCGAGCCGACCGTGCTCATTCCAGCCAAGCTGGAACGCCTCATCTACCCCAAGCGGCTGAAAATCGTCTACGGCGGCCGGGGCTCCGCCAAGACGCGCACCGTTGTTTCCATCCTGACCGCCCAGGCATCGGCGCGCCGGGAGCGCGTTTTGTGCCTTCGCGAGATCCAGGCGTCGATCGAGGAATCCAGCCTGGCCGAGCTGTCTGAGGAGATCGAACGCCGCGAGCTGTCCGATTCGTTCGTCGTGGGTCGCAAGTCGATCCGCGTGCCGGCCACGCGCAGCAGCTTCTCGTTTCGCGGCCTGTATCGCAACGTGACCGGCATCAAGGGCTTCGCCCGCAGCACCAAAGCGTGGGTGGACGAGGCAGAAGGCGTCTCGCGTGATTCCTGGAATGTGCTGCTGCCGACCATCCGTGAGCCGGGTTCCGAAATCTGGGTGACGTTCAACCCGAACCGGCACACAGACCCGACGTGGGTCGATCTCATCGGGCCATACGAGAGTCTGCTCGATGCCGACGGCTGCTACGAGGATGACGACGTGCTCATCATCCGCGCCAACTACACCGACAACCCGTGGTTCACCGAGGAGCTGGAGCTGGAGCGCGCCAAGATGGAGCGCACCGATAAAGACCGTTACAACTGGATTTGGCTCGGCAAGTTCAATAAGCGCTCGGATGAACTCATCTTTGCCGGGAAATGGCGCACCGAAGAATTCGAAACACCGGCGAATGCCCGGTTCTTCTTTGGCGCCGACTGGGGTTTTGCAAAAGACCCGACCACGCTCAATCGGTCATTCGTCAAAGCCAACACGCTTTATGTCGACTATGAGGCCCACGGCGAAAAGGTCGATCTCGATGAAATCTGGAAACTGTTCGCCGGAAAGGAGGGGATGCGCGAGGAGCAGAAGCTGAAATGGCGCATGGTCGATGAGGCGAAGTACAAGGGCATTCCGGGTGCCCGCCGCTGGAAGATCAAGGCCGACTGCGCACGGCCCGAGACGATCAGCCTTGTCGCCAAGCAGGGATTCAACATCGAGGCCGCGAAGAAGTGGGGCGGCTCTGTAGAGGATGGAATCACGTTTTTACGCGGTTTTGACGCGATTATTATTCATCCACGGTGCGTTAAAACCATTGAAGAGTTTGAGCGCTATTCATACAAGGTCGATAAAACAACAGGTGAGGTTCTGCCTATAATCGTCGACGCATGGAACCACCACATTGACGGAATTCGCTATTCGATGGACGGCTATATCCGTGGACGTGGTAAAGGCCTGAATATTTCGGATGACGCATTGCGCGCTGTAATGGGGTCTTAATTCCATTCTTTTGCGTGATTTAAACCACTTTACGGAGTATCAGAAATGCGCACGCTCTCGCTGCTCGCCGCCGTCATTGGCTTGTCCCTCACCACGTTCCGCATGGCTGACGACGCCCCGTCGGCTGCCCCTGCCGATGCCCAGGCGCCTGCCGACACCACTCCGACCACCGACACCACCGCCGACGCTGCTGCCGCTGCGCCGGTGGAATCGGGGGAGTCCGTGGCCGCTGCATCCAGTGCGGCCGATACCCCCGCAAGCGACACTGCCTCGTCTGCGACGACTGCCTCGACCGACGCCGGCACCGCGGCCACCGATGACCCGGCGCCGTCCGTGCTGCTCGATGTGGAAGACCATGCAGAGGCGCGCGACCGCTTCGCCGGGCTGATGGCCAAGCTGCACGCCTTCGAGCACGAGGCTGTCGAAGATCTGAAGGCCGATCTGCACGCCATCGGCATCCTGCTGCACCTGCATTCGGCGGCCTCGACGACCGCTGACGCCACCGGCGACTACAAGCCGGCCGACCTGTCGTAATCACCCCCGGCACGCCATGCTCGATCGAATCCGTTCTCTCGTCAGCGGCGTGCCGCTCGTTTCCCCTGGTGCTGCGCACGCTAAAGCTGAGTCGGTACCGCGCATCGAACCCACCTTTCCCGCGCTGGTCGGCCCTGAGCGGCGCGGTCTGAAGATCAATCCGACGGTGATCGATGCCCTGGTCGCCCAGGATGCGGCCGCAGGCGCTGCGGTCGACTGGCAGGCGAAGTTCAAACCGCCCGTGGTGGCGCCGGGCACCTTCACCAAGGGCGAAGAGGCGCCCGAGGTCGCGATGGATTCCGTCTGCGACAACCTGGCCGCCACGCTGGGCACGTGCACCGGATTCAACCAGCTCAACGGCGTCGACTTCATCGGCTACGCCGCTCTGTCGCTGCTCTCCCAGCATCCTCTCATCCGCGCCATGGTCGAGACCCTGGCCGACGAGATGACACGAAAGTGGATCGAGTTCAGCGGGCAGGGCAGCGAAGAATCGGACGCCGAGCGCGTGAAAGCGCTGCAGGCGGCCACCGAGCGCTACCACCTCAAAACCGCGTTCAACAAGGCGATGAAGAAAACCGGCTACTTCGGTGGCTGCATGCTCTACATCGACATGGGCGACAACACGCGGACGGCCGCCGGCTTGGCGGAGGTCGCGACGCCTTTGACGCTCGACTCGGCCAAGATCACGAAGGGCTCGTTCAAGGGCTTCCGGATCATCGAGCCGATCAACTGCTACCCGGCGCCGTACAACGCTGACAACCCGCTGGAAGCCGACTATTACCAGCCGACGGCGTGGCTCGTTCAAGGGCGGCGTGTGCACGCATCGCGGATGCTGCACTTCGCGCAAAACGAGCCTCCCATCCTGCTCAAGCCCGCCTACAACTTCTTCGGCATCCCGCTTGCGCAGATGGCGCTCGACTACATCGACCGGTTCGACACTGTGCGGATCTCGGTCGCCAAGCTCATCAAGCGCTTCAGCACGTCGATCCTCAAGACCGACATGAGCCAGATCATGAACGGCGGCGGATACGAGGATGCCGCATCGCTGAAGGCCCGCGCGCTGATGTGGAGCCTGCTGGGCTCGAACGAAGGGCTGATGGCCCTCGACAAGGAAGCCGAGGATTTCGTCCAGGTCAACACGCCGCTGTCTGGCCTGGCCGACATCGTGTCGCAGCAGCTCGAACTGCTCGCCGCCATCAGCCGCACGCCGGCCGTGAAGCTGCTAGGCATCTCGCCGAAGGGTTTCAACTCCACCGGCGAATACGATGAGGCCAACTGGTACGACCACGTTGCCAGCCAGCAGGCCAACGTCTTCAGCGACAACCTGGCCAAGGCCATCAAGATCATCCAGCTCTCGGAAACGGGCGCGATCGACGACGACCTCACGCACCGCTTCGTGCCGCTGCACGAGCAGTCGGAAGCCGAAAAGGCCACCAACCGCAAGGCCAACGCCGACACCTTCGCCGTCTACTACGACCGCGGCGTGCTGAGCGCGGAAGAGGAGCGTGCCCGCCTGGCCGCCGACCCTGACAGCGGCTATGACTCGATCGATGTCGACGATCTGCCAGAGCAGCCCGGCGGTGGTCAAATCGGCGAAGGGATCGAGGAAGACGACCGCGCCGGAGCAGTCTGATGCCGGCGCGCGCACCCAAGGCGCGCGGCGAGATGCGCCCGGCGCGCCCCAGCGCCACCGCCCGAATCAGCTACCAGCGCTCGCTGGAGCGCCTCATCGATGAGATGCACCGCTCGACCATCTATTGGTTGACGGCTGCCTACCGCAAGCGCGAGAGCGAGATTGCCACTGACGCCAGCCCGGCGCGTGCCCTGGGCGACGAGCTGCGCAAGCGTGCGACGCAGTGGCGCAAGATGTTCGCCGAGAAGGCGCCAGACCTCGCCGACTACTTCATCGGGAAGATTGACCGGCACGCGATGAACGCCGTGCGGCAGTCCGTCGTATCCGCCACCGGAATGGCCGTCACGATGAAGGACACGATCCTCACGAACACCGTGATGCAGGCGACCGTGCAGGAAAACGTGTCGCTCATCAAGTCGATCCAGTCGGAATACGCCACCGAAGTGGAAGGCCTCGTGATGCGCAGCGTGGCCGCCGGCCGTGACTTGAAGACGCTCACCGACGAGCTGCAGGAGCGCTACGCCGTCACCCGGCGCCGCGCCAAGCTGATCGCGAACGACCAGAACAACAAGGCCACCGCGCAGATGGCGCGCGCCCGGCAGCTTTCGCTGGGCGTCACGAAAGCGCGCTGGATGCACACCGGCGGCGGCAAGACGCCGCGTCCGTCGCACGTGCACGCCAATGGAAAGGTTTTTGATCTGGCAAAAGGCCTTTTTATTGACGGCAAGTGGACTTTTCCAGGTGAAGAGATAAATTGCGGATGTGTGGCCGCTCCAATCATTCCTGGTGTTGATGATGAAGACGATGAATAAATCCGAGGTAATTCTCGCTTTTGATAAAGAAACGGTGCGTTCTTTCGATAAAGACGGTCGCATGAAAGTGGCCGTCAGCCGAATCTCGAAAGCGGACGTGAATCCGTATTGGGGTCGCGAGATTGTCGGCGGCGAAGAACTCGGGCTCGATCCCGATCGCGTCTACAACGTCTTCCGGCCGCCTGAAGAACTGCGCCGCGCGGCCTCCACGTTCAATAAGCTGCCCATCCTCGCTGTCCACAAACACGTAAGTGCAAAAGACCCGAAAAAAGAACTGATTATCGGGACTACTGGCTCTAATTCGCAATTTGACGGTGAGTATTTAACCAATGATTTGGCGTTCTGGGACGCCGAATTTATCGGAAAAATTGAGTCGGACGAGCAACGGGAATTGAGCAGTTCTTATCGTTACGTTCCCGTTTTGGAAAATGGCTCATATAATTCCCAGCCATACGAAATAAAGATGACGCAGATTGAAGGCAATCACGTCGCTTTAGTCGTAGAGGGCCGCGCCGGTCCCGATGTGCTGGTCGCCGACTCCCAAATCCAACCCCCTGAAAAGGTACGAACCGTGAAACTGAACCCGAAGCAACAGGCCGCGCTCAAGGCGCGACTGCCGAAGCTCAAGGTGGCGATGGACGAGGGCCTCGACACCGAAGCCGCCGAACAAGCGCTGGAAGAAGCCCTCGAAGAAGTGCAGGCACTCGGCGGTGAGCCGGCGCAGGCACAGGACAACGGCAACGCCGAACTCGTTGCGCTGCTGAAGCAACTGATGGCCAAGCTCGAAGGCGGCACTGCCAACGACGAAGACGACGAGGAAGCCAAGCGCAAGGCTGCCCAGGACGAAGAAGCCCGCGCCGAGGAGGCCAAGAAGGCCGAGCAGGCGAAGAACGCTTCGGCCATGGACGCCAAGATCAAGGAAGCCACCGACGGCGTGAAACAGTCGATCGAGGGCCGCTTCCGCGCTGCCGACAAGGTTGCGCCGATCACCGGCAAGATCGACGCCATGGCCTTCGACTCCGCCGAGGCCATCTACGCCCACGCGCTGAAGGTTGGCGGTATGGACCCGGAAAAGCACGACAAGGTGGCTTATGCCGGCATCGTCGACGTGCTGATCGCCAGCCGCCCGGGCAACCAGGTGCTCACCGCCAGCGACGAGAAATCGGACGCGGAGCTGCAAAAGCTCTTCCCGAACCTCGCCAAGATCAACCACGCGTAAGGACGACCGACCATGCCTTTCCCGAACGCAGTACGTCTCCAACCGGAAATCGGCACGCCGGGCGCACGCGCCTCGATGAATCCGATCTCGGTTATCTCGCGCATCGCGCAGAACGTTGTGACCGTTGCCGCCTTTGTGTGGCCGGGCACCGACACCGACAACCAAGTCACCAACAGCGGTACCGGCAAGCCGCTGGGCTTTGCTGTCACCGACCAAACCGGCGTGATCCCCAACTACCTGCAGGAATACAGCATGCAGGTGCCGCAGGGCTTCCCGGTGCAGGTGGCTCAGCAGGGCGAATGGTTCGCGAAGTCGGCAGCCAACGCCGCGACGCTGGGCCAGAAGGTCTACGCCAACTACGGTGACGGCTCGCTGTCGTTTGCCGCCACCGGCTCGGCCTCGACGAACGCCGGTATCACGGCCAACACCACCAGCGGCAGCAACGTGCTGACTGTGACGGCCAACAGCGGCGCCAACATCCAAGTGGGCCAGCCGATCAGCGGTACTGGCATCCCCGCCGGCACGTACATCTCGGCGCTGGGCACGGGCACTGGCGGCGCAGGTACCTACGTCATGAGCCAGAACGCAACGGCCTCTGGCACCGGCGTCACCGTTACCTCGACCCTGAACGTTGAAACGCCGTTCAAGGTGGAGCGCGGCGGCGCTGCCGGCGCTGTCATCAAGATCTCGACCTGGAGCAACCTGGCATGAAGCTCGACCAACTGAAAGACTACGGCGTCCACCTGCCGCGCGGTGCAGAGCTGCTGGACGGTCCGACCCGCACCAAGCTGGTCGCCGCAATGGATGCGGCCGGCCCCATGGTCACGCAACCCAACAACGGCATCCCCGCGATGCTCACCAACTACTTCGATCCGCGCGTAATCGAAGTGCTGGTGGCGCCGATGAACGCCGAGCTGCTCTACGGCGCCGTGCAGAAGGGCGACTGGGCAACCAACACCACGACCTTCATGGTTGTGGAGTCGGAAGGTGAAACGGCGACCTACGGGGACTACAGCGAGAACGGTCAGTCGGGCCACAACACGAACTTCCCGCAACGTCAGTCCTACGGGTTCCAGACGAACACGCAGTGGGGCGACAAGCAGATGGACGTGGCCGCAAAGGCTCGCCTGAACTACGTGCAGCGCCAGCAAGTCGCATCGGCCCTGATCCTGCGGAAGAAGGAAAACAACATCTTCCTGTTCGGCGTGAGCGGCCTGCAGAACTACGGCTTGATGAACGATCCCTCGCTGATCGCCCCGGTGGCTCCGACCACTGGCGCAGGCGGCAACACCTGGGCGCAGAAGACCTCCGACGAGATCTATGCCGACTTCGTGGTGTTGTGGGCGAACGCAATCGCCCAGGGCAATGGCCTCATCAATACGAAGTCCAAAGCGACGGTGGGTATTCCCAACGTCGTCGAGCAAAACCTGACCAAGCAGAACGCCTACGGTCAGGTGCTCAAGGATCGTCTGAAGCTGGCCTATCCGAACATGACGATCGAGACCATTCCCGAGTTCGCCACGGCGAGCGGCAACCTGGTGCAGATGATCATCCAGGACGTCGAAGGCCAGCCGACCGGTGAACTCGCCTACGCCGAGCGCATGCGTGCGCATGGCGTGGTCCGCCACTCCTCCTACTACTCCGAGAAGAAGTCGGGGCATGCCTGGGGCGCAGTGATCTATTACCCGAACTTCATCGCCCAGATGCTGGGGGTCTGACATGGCTGAAACTCAAGAAACGAAGACCGCCAAGCCGGTCAAGGTGTACTGTAAGCTGCCGCACGGCATTCGCTACACGATGCCGGATGGCCGCGAGGTGCGCCTGATCGGCATGTATGGCGATGAGCGTTCCGACCTGCAGGTGACCGATATGCCGGGCCGCAACTCGGTGATGGGCTTCGGTGTCACCACCGTGGACGCTGACGACTGGGAGCAGATCGTCAAGGATCACGGCAAGTCGGCCGCGCACGTCAACGGCTTCATCTTCGCCGCCAAGGACGACAAGTCCGGCGAAGCTCAGGCGCGCGAAGGCGAAGACGAAAAGACCGGCTTCGAGGGCTACGACCCGAACGCGAACCGCGAAGACAAAACGGTCGACGGCACCAAGTCCGGTGCGATCGAGCAGAAGTAAGCATGACCACGGGTGTCGTCACCTTTGACCCGGCCGCCTTCAGGGCGGCTTTTCCTGCTTTTACGGGACAGAGCGACGACACCCTCAACGGCTACTTCGCAGCCGCCAGCATCTTCCTGAACAACACCCCCGCGTCGATCGTGCAGGATTTGACCATCCGTGCGCAGATGCTCAATTTCATCACCGCCCACATTGCGTTCCTCATGGGGCGCGCCAGCGCTGGTGATGGTTCTCAGGCCGCTCTCGTTGGCCAGATGACCGGTGCCACCGAAGGCACCGTGAACGCGACATTCGCGCAGGTGCAGGCGCAGAACGCCGTCTTCTGGGCACAGAGCCAGTACGGCCTGATCTTCTGGCAGATGGCGCTGCCTTACCGCACGTTCCGGTATTTCGCCGCTCCCCATGTGTGCAGCTAAGGTCGCCGGCGGCACGAAGCTGGAAGCCGCTCTCGCGCAGTACCTGAAGGGGACAAACAAGACCATGCGAGCCGGCATCCTCGAAGGCTCGCAGTACCCGGATGGCACACCGACAGCCATGGTCGCCTTCTGGGACGAGTACGGCACGAGCCGCAACGTCAACGGCAAGACCATCGTGACACCGCCGCGGTCCTTCATGCGCACCACGGCCCAGGCCAAGGGCACGCGCTGGTCGAAGGTGGTCGGCGCGACAGTACAACGCAATGGCGGCGATTTCGAGGCCGCGCTGCGCCTGGCGGGCGAGGCGGCGATGACGGACATCAAGCGCACCATCGCCACTTTCACAGATCCCCCCAACAAGCCGTCGACCATCAGGAAGAAGGGACACAACCAGGTGCTGCGCGACTCGAAGCACATGATGAACTCGGTGGCCTACGACATCGTTGATGGCGAGGTGTCGGAATGAACATGCACGGCGTCGTCAAAGGTGTGATCGGCGCGGTGAACCCGCACGTGCCTGTCACCCTGCAACGCAGCAGCGGTTACGTGACGGCGCCTGACGGCGGTCGCACGCCGAACATCACTCCGTCGACCGAGACCGTGCAGGTGCAGGCCTTGTCGGCGAAGGAAATCCAGCACCTCGACGGCCTGAACATCGGCGGCGTGCTGCGCAAGGTCTATCTCGATGGCGACTGGCGCAGCATCTACCGGCCCGGTCAAGGCGGCGGGGACCGCTTCCAGTTCGGCACGACCGCAGCCGTGCCGCCCAACCTCCAGGGCACAACGTGGCTCGGCGTGCAGGTGCTGGAGACCTGGCCGGACTGGTGCGCGCTGGCTATTCAACTTCAGATGGGGTAAGGCCATGGCCAAAGCTGCAATCGTCCGCGACAGCGAAGGCAAGTTCTACGGCATCAAGATTCTTTGCCCGGCATGCCTTTGGCCCGATGGGAAGCCGATGCTAAAGGTGCTGCCTGTCACCTGGCTGCCGGCAGGAGAAACGGAGGAATCGCCGCACGTTGCAGGCAAACCGCACTGGTCGTTCAACGGTGACTTTGAGAATCCGGTGCTTGGCCCCAGCGTGCTGCAGTGGTGGGGCGATGAAGGGTCTGAACGCTACCGTCGGTGCCACTCGTTCATTGGCTGCAACGGCGCGCAGCCTGGACAGATCACGTTCCTGAGCGACTGCTCGCACTCGCTCGCCGGCCAAACGGTGGATTTGCCCGACACAATCGACGGGGACGAGTAATACATGCCCGCAACCATCAGCCTTCACGAGTCCGACGTCTTCACCGCATTGCGCACGTTCCTGCTGGGCATCCTGCCCGCCGGCGTCGAGGTGGTGAAGGCGCAGGACAACGGCGTGGCCGAGCCGGTGGGCCCGGATTTCGTGACGATGAACGCCATCACGATGCCGCGCCTCGCAACGAACGTCGACACCT